AGATTATTTTAAACCAGAAAAAGGTACTAAAGCATTTAGTTATTTTTCAATTGTAGGTAAAAATTATCTTATACTTTATAATAATAGTAATTATCAAAAGAAAAAACAAAAAGTAGATGTATTAGCAGCTGATGAAGATGAAGGAGTTTTAAATCAATTAGGAAGAGATAGTCGTAAACAAGAAATAAAAGACTTTATAGATTATTTTACTGCATACACCGATAAACATATGTTTACTATATTTAAAAAAGAAAAGGATAGAAAGGTAGCAGATGCTATTAATATTCTTTTTAAACGTAGAGAAAATTTAGAAATATTTAATAAAAAAGCACTTTATATTTACATTAGAGAAATGACTGAAGTAGATACTCCCGTAATTACTAAGGTAACAAAAATTCTAAAAAAACAATATAAAAGATTATACATGGAATATATCGAAAAAGGATATGTAAAAGTTTAATTTTTTTCATATTTATAACAAAAAATATGGATTCATTAAATCAAGTATTATTTGATGATAAATCTTTTAGTGATTTATTAAAAGAAATTCACGGTAATCAAAAGAAAAAAGCAACCCAATTAGCATCTTTAATAGCTGAATTGCGTCCCTTAGTCCAATCTTTAGGAGATGCTACTGTAGTTGTTCCTTTAATTAAGGAATATATGGAAATTAGTGTTAAAAATGATGATCAATTAATTAAGATGGCTGCTATTGTACAACGTTTATCTACAAGTACATCTAATACAGGAGATGGTGGTTTATTAACTACTGAAGAAATGGATCAATTAATGGATGTAGCTGAAGAAATAGCAAAAACAGTTGAAAAACCTAAACAATTAGACAAACCAAAAGAATAAAATGGGGTACGATATAAGTACAGGAAGAGTAAATAGTGGTAAAGGAAGATCTACAACTTCTATTTTAACTTCTGTTAGAGTAACAGATATTATATTAGATGAAAATCATCCTAGATGGAAAGAATTAGGAGGATGGGATTCTTTAGGAACTATATTTTATACAGGTGTTACTGAAACTACTAGTACTAAAAGACCTGATTATAATAATGCAGCTAAACCTTTATATTCTAATAGTAAACAATATCCCTTAAAAAATGAAATAGTAATTATACTAAAAGGAGTAAATAGAGATATATATGGTTTAGGTGAAGGCAAAGATACTTATTATTTATCTAATATTAATATATGGTCCCATCAACACCATAATGCACTACCTACTAAAGCTTCTTTAAAAAATAAATCTACAACTCAAGATTACCAATCAACAGAAAATGGTATTGTAAGACAAGCTAAAGATAATAATTCAGAAATTGATTTAGGAAATTATTTTAAAGAACAACTAAACATAAAACCTTTATTACCTTATGAAGGTGATTATATTATAGAAGGTAGATATGGTAATTCTATAAGATTTGGATCCACTGTATCAGGTAGTGTTATACCTAAAAATAATAAAAATGATTGGTCCCAAGGAAATGAAGAAATGGGTACTCCCATTACTATTATTAGAAATGGTCAATCAAAAGAATTAGATAAAAAAGGATGGGTACCTACAATTGAAGATATAAATAGAGATGATTCTTCTATTTACATGACATCAAACCAAAAAATATCTTCTCTAGCAGTAGCTTCAATAAATTTCCAATCATATGAAACAGAAATAAAACTACCTATTGATCCTTTAACACAACTAACAGACCCCCCATTACCAGAAGTTAAACAACCAGAACCTGCTATTCAATCTACAAACCAAGAAATTGAAGAAGAATCAACACAACAAGATAATGATGACACTCCAATTACACCATTAGTTGAAGAACCTACAACAGAAGAACCAATAGTAGAAACAGATTCACTTTCTTTTTTTGATGAAATGGTAGAATCAGGAGAAGCCTCAGAAACTGATTTTGTTGAATATTCATTAATTCATGAAAACACAGCAGTAGGTGGTACAGAATTAGATCCTGAAGTAGAAAAGCTTGATTCAGATAATGCTGTTATTAATAATGAAGGAATAGAAAAATATGAAGAAGAACAACAAGAAATTAAAACAGGAAAAAAATCAAAAAAATATCCTTATATACTTACTAATAAAAATGGTGAAAATTTAACAATAAATGAACCTCAGCTATGGAGTCAACTTAGTAAAAATTTAGGCCCTACAAGTAATAGAATAACAAAATTATTTATTCATACAACAGCAGGCAGTATAAATGATAATGCTATAGATGTTATGAATTATTTCTTTCATGGTAGAAAATGGGGAAGAGGTGGATATCATTTTTTAATAGAAAAAAGTGGAAAAGTAAACCAAATATATAAAGATAATACAATTACTAATGGGGTTAAAGGTGAAAATTCTAAATCAATACATTTTTCATGGATTGGAGGATATGATTTTAAACAAGATGGAAATCAAATGTCTAAAGGACAAGCCATAACTTTAGTAGATATGATTAAATTTTATGTAAAAAGATACCCAAATATAAAAGTAATAGGTCATAATCAAGTTGCTCAAAAAGCCTGCCCTTGGTTTTATGTACCTAAATTAATGTTTGAATTAGGTTTGGGAGATAATGCAGGCGTAACAGATCCTTTATGGCAACTTAACATGATAGCTTTACCTGAATATCAAAAAGTAGGACAACAAATAGCAATGGGAGAATACCCATTTTTAAATTTAAAATAATATGTTTGTACCAGATAGACCAGATATATACCAAGGAAAACAAGTAATAATTAATTCAGATAGATTATTATTTAATGCTAAAACAGATAGTATTTTATTATTTTCAGATAAAGTTATAGGTTTTAGTACAAATGGTAGTTTTCATTTTGATACTAGTAATTTAGATGGAAATAAGTTTGTAGTAAATGCTCCTAATATTTATTTAGGGTTAGATTTAGATAAATACCCAACAGAACCAGCATTATTAGGAGATAAAACAGAAGACTATCTTAATGATTTATTAGATATGATAAATGATTTAATAAATGTATTAGTGGGACAATATACATTAGTAGCTCCTGTAATAGGTCCTTGTGCTCCCTTTCCAGGAAATGAAGGAAGTTTTGGAACTGTAAGAACTCAAATATTAGATTTAAGAAAAGAAATAAAAGAAATAAAAAGTAAAAGAATTAAATTAGTATAATATGTCAGTAGCGGGTCCAATAAGAAATTTATTACAACAACAAGATAAAGCACTTTATCAAGTTAAACAAAAAATTAAAGAACAAGGAGCAAAACAAGTAAGTAAAGTTAAAGAAAAATTACCAACGCCTAGTGAAATTAAAGAAAAATTTAAATCAGAAGCAAGTGCAGCTTTATGCAATGCAAATGGTTTAAAAAAATCTAAAAAAGCTTACGATAAACTAAAAAAACTATTAAATCAATTAAAAAAAATAATCGATGGTGCTGATAAAGCTTTAAAAAAAATTAAAGCAATGTGTGATAAAATAATGTCAGCAATTAATAAAATATTAGGAATTTTAGGAAAATTAGCTGTATTAATAGGAACATTAAATACTGTTGTATCAGTAGCAAAAGTAATATTAGTGGGTATAGGATCAGTAGTAATTCCTCCAACCGCAGGAGTTTTAATAGCTCCAGGAACAGCAATATTTTTAAAAGATAAATTAGACGCAGCAAAAGGCCTTATAGAAACCATAAAATCTACAGTTAAATCTTTTCCTAAATTATTAGAAAAATACACATCACAAGCATTAAAATATATAGGATATGTAGCTGCTGCTATAGCAGCACTAGCAGCTATAAAAAATATTTTAAATTTCATTATAGGTTTATTAGAAACTTTATTCTTAGGTCAATTATCACAATGTGGAGCTTTTCAAGCAAATAATGATCTTACAGATAATGAAGGAAATATAAATGAGGGAAGTATTTCTCCAATTAGTCCTGAAGAATTTTTAAATGATATTGGGTATACTCAAGAAGTTATAGAAAGTGGAAGAGATCCTTTTGATTTTTCAGATGATTTATCAAATTATTATGAAGAACAATTAAATCTTTTAACAGTTCAAGGAAATTTAGAATTAATTGAAAAAATATATGACGCTAATTTCCAAATGTTAGGATATAGACGTTATAGAGCTTAAAAAAATTATATTTATTAACAAACACAATTAAAAATGAAAGCAAAAACTTTTGAAAATCTAATTAGAAAAGTAGTTAGAGAAGAAATCGATTATGCGTTACGCAGAGAAATTAAATCACTTAAAGAAGACTTACGTGATGAATTAAAACCAACAATAGTAGAACATACTGAAAGATTAGTTGAAGTACCAAAAGTACCACAGTCATCTTTAAAAGAAAAAATTATGGGTAAAACACCTGTAAAACAACAACAACTACAACCACAACAAAACTTTTCAACTAATAGTACATTGAATGATTTACTAAATGAAACAGCAATGGGAGATACAAATACCCAAACAGCTCAATCACCTGTAAATTTATCCCAACCATTTGCAACTGGAGCCCCATTACCAATGGACACAGCAGGTATGCCTAAATCGGTAGCAAGTGCATTAACAAAAGATTATAGTGGTTTAATGAAAGCAATAGCTAAGAAAAAAGGAAAATAATAAATGCCTACGATTGATAATTATACACGAATTAATCCGCTAGATTTAAATAAAAATGTAGCTATAGGTGTAGCCTTTCCTTTTAATGCTAATGGAGTTTTTAATCAAACATTTACACAAAAAGAACAAGTAAAAAGTAATCTAATAAACGTATTATTAACAGAACCAGGTGAAAGAGTAAATATACCTGCTTTTGGAGTTGGTTTAAAAAATTTATTATTCGAAACAGAAATAGATACCAATAGCCTAGAAGCACGAATAGATAATCAAGTAAAACTCTATATCCCAGAAATAACATTAATTTCAGCTAATAGTAGTTTTTCACCTGATGAACATATATTATATATAAAAATAGTATATAAATATAATCCTTCAAGTGAATTAGATGCTATACAACTAAATTTTAACGCATAAAACAATGGCATCATACTCAAAAACTTCAAATAAAACACAAGATAAAGATGTTAAATATTTAAATAAAGACTTTAATTCTTTTAAATCTCAATTAGTAGATTTTACTCAAGTTTATTATCCAAATACTTATAATGACTTTAGTGAAGGATCTCCAGGTATGATGTTTTTAGAAATGGCAGCATATGTAGGAGATGTTTTATCTTTTTACACAGATACTCAATTACAAGAATCATTTTTATTATTAGCTCAAGAAAAAGAAAACCTATATAATTTAGCTTATGCTTTAGGATATACTCCTAAAGTTACAACAGCAGCTTCTACTAATTTAGAAATTTACCAATTATTACCTTCAAAATTAAACCTATCATCAGTATATGAACCAGATTATGATTATACTTTAACTATAAATGAAAACTCAATATTTTCTTCAACAGAAGGAATAGAATTTTATACAGAAAATCAAGTTAATTTTGGTTTTTCATCCTCTTTTGACCCAACAGATATAAGTGTATATCAGTATGATTCATCAAATAATCCTGAATATTATTTATTAAAAAAACAAACTTTAGGAGTATCTGCAAAACTAAAAACACAAACATTTAGTATAGGAGCAGCACAACAATTTAAAACATTAACATTATTTGATACAGATATTATTTCTATAGAATCTGTAGTAGATACAGAAGGTAATATTTATTCAGAAGTTCCTTATTTAGCACAAGATACTATTTTTGAAGAAGTAAAAAATACGGGGGCAAATGATCCTGAATTACATGCTTTTAATCAACAAACACCTTATCTTTTAAAATTAAAAAGAGTACCAAGAAGATTTGTATCTCGTTTTAAAACAGATAATACATTAGAACTTCAATTTGGAGCAGGAAATTCAGATAAATCAGATGAACAAATAATTCCTAATCCAGATAATATTGGTTTAGGAATCAAAGATGGAAGAAGCAAATTAGATGTAGCTTATGATCCTTCTAATTTTTTACATACAAAAGCTTATGGTCAAGCTCCTTCAAACACAACATTAACTGTAACTTATTTAGTAGGAGGTGGATTAGAATCAAATGTAAGTTCAAATACTATAACTAAAATAGAAACTTTAAAAACAGATAATAAACCTAGTTTAAATCAATCTTTATTAACTTTTATAAAAAGTTCAGTAGCAGTTACTAACCCTCAAAAAGCAATAGGAGGTAGTGCAGGAGATTCAGTAGAAGAAGTTAGAATGAATGCAATGGCAGCATTCTCAGCTCAAAAAAGAACAGTTACAAAAGAAGATTATTTAATTAGAACATTATCTATGCCTGCTCGTTTAGGTAGAGTTGCAAAAGCATACATAACACAAGATGATCAAATATCTCCTTTAACAACAGAAGTAAATCGTATTCCTAACCCATTAGCTTTAAATTTATATACTTTAGGATATGATAAAAATAAAAAATTATCAACATTAAACACAGCTACAAAAACAAATTTATCTACTTATTTAGAACAATATAGAATGTTAACGGATGCTGTAAATATTAAAGATGCATTTGTTATTAATTTTGGTTTAACTTTTGAAATAGTAACTTTTAAAAATTATAATAATGAAGAAGTAATACTTAATTGTATATCAGAATTAAAAGAATTTTTTAATACAGATAAATGGCAAGTAAATCAACCTATTATTATTTCAGAAGTATATAATTTAATTGGTAATGTTTCGGGAGTTCAATCAGTAGAAAATATATCTTTTAGTAATATTAATGGAGTAGATGTGGGATATTCACAATACAAGTACGACTTTATTCAAGCAACTAAAGGAGGAGTAATTTATCCTTCATTAGATCCAAGTATATTTGAATTAAAATTCCCAAATTCAGACATTAAAGGAAGAGTAACAACTTATGGTTATAATTCATCAGGTATAACTACTGGTAATACATCAGCAGGTCAACCAAGTAACATAATTTAAAAATAAAAAATGGCATATTATTTTATATTTCCAGAAAAGGACACTACAATATACAGTCACCCAGATAGAATTAAAATGAATGCGGGGAGTGATGAAATTCTTGAAATTGTAAAAGAAAAAGGAAGCTCAGATCAAAGATATTATCCTTCAAGAATTTTAATTAAATTTAAAAATGAAGAAATAAAATCTGTAATTTCAGATACAATTGGTTCTGCAACATTTAATGATGGAACAACAAAAGC